AGCATCACAATTCCATGTTGATAAATCAGAGGACTTGGCTAACTATATTGGCCAAATTGTAGATGCCAAGATTATTCAGTTTGATAGAGAAAAAGGCAATATCGTCATCTCACGAAAAGCACTTGTTGAGTTTGATCAGAAGGAAGATAAGAAGATTCAGTTTAGTAAATTGGCAGTAGGCCAAGTACATACTGGCAAGGTTTCAGGTATTACTAACTTTGGAGTATTTGTTTCTCTTGGCTTAGTATCTGGTTTAATCCATCAATCTAAAATGGGCAAATGGACTCCTGAGCAATTTACTATTGGTCATGATTTACAAGTAGAAATCATAGATATTGATTTTGACAAGGATAGGCTCTCGTTAGCATTTAAGGGATAAGCATGGAGAAAATACAATCATGGCCTCCAACATACCTCTCTCCAATTTCCGCACTTGAAAAAGTTAATAGTCGTGGATATGATGTTATAGATTTTGCTGAAACATTATGTCGTATTACTGAGGATTCAATTGCAGGAAATGTAGGAGATAAATTAGTCCTGCGTCCCTGGCAGAAAGAACTGCTAATTAATTTATATGCAGAAGATGAGAATGGCCTTCTAAAACATCGTCGTGCTTTGATTGGGATTCCTCGTAAAGCAGGCAAGTCTGCACTCTTAGCGACTCTGGTCCTAGAGCAGTTATTGCTTGGCGTAAACGGTGGTCAGATTTATTCTTGTGCTGCAGATAAAGATCAGGCTAAGATTATTTTTAAAACGGTAAAGCGAATGATTGAACTAGAGCCAGAACTCTCAGAGGTACTGCAAACATTCAGAGATGTTATTTATAATCCAGGTACAGGCACAATATACAGAGCCCTTTCCTCAGAAGCGTTCACAAAAGAAGGTTTAAACTCCACATTTGTGGCCTTTGACGAGTTACATTCACAGCCAAATAGAGAGTTGTATGACACAATGTCTCTGTCTATGGGTGCTCGTTTAGAGCCAATGCTTGTGGCAATCACCACTGCTGGAACGAAATATGACTCATCAGGCAAAGAATCTCTGTGTTATCAGATGTATCAAAGAGGCGTACAATTAGCAAAAGGAGAAGTTGAAGATCCTTCCTTCTTTTTTGCGTGGTATCAGGGCGATGAAAAACTCAATTACAAGGACGAAGATAACTGGCGTTTAGCAAATCCTTCTTACGGCGACATATTATCTGCGGAAGATATGAAGTCTGCATCGCTATTGACACCAGAGGCTGAATTTAAAACTAAAAGACTTAACCTATGGACAGACAGTGCCCAGACATGGATACCTACTGACGCATGGGATGCATTAACTTTGAAAAACAGAGAGCAGATTCCACAAGAAGATGTTATACTTGGGTTTGATGGATCTTTTAACGGAGACTCAACTGCTATAGTTGCCTGGTACCTTGGTGGAGAAAAACCTCACCTAGATGTGTTAGCAATTTGGGAAAGACCAGATGATGCAGATCAAAACTGGTGGATTCCAGTAGCAGAAGTAGAACAAACAATTATTGATGCCTATAGAAATCCAGACTATAGCATGAGAGAAATTGTTTTTGATCCTGCAAGATACTCAAGAACATTTATGTTGTTTGATGAGGAAGGAATGCCAGTAGTGTCTTATCCAAATACTGCAGAACGCATGGTTCCTGCAACTGCTAAATTTTATGAGGCAGTCATGAATGGATCATTTACACACTCTGGACACGAAGCATTAAATAGACATGTAGCAAACTCTATGACTAAGACCTCATCAAGAGGACTTATGATTCAAAAAGCAAACAGCAAAAAGAAGATTGACGCTTGCGTAGCAGCAATCTTTTCTTATGATCGTGCAACAGTGCCAGTTCCAGTAAAGCCTGTAGCAAGATACTATTCACTATAAGGAGAAACATGAAAACAAAGAAGCCAAACATAGACTGGTCATTAACGACTGAAGTAGTTGGAGTTGCCCTAGCATCATATGGCCTATTCTTAATTTTTCCTCCTGTTAGTTTCATCGCACTTGGCGGATTTTTAATCTGGGCTACGGAGAAGGAATAACATGACAGCAGGTATATACAATTTCACAATTGACCAGGGTGCTCAATACACTACTCAAATTATTTGGGCAGACAGTAGTGGCAATCCAATTAACCTAACTGGTTATACTGCTGCTATGCAATTAAGATTGCAGGCTGCTTCTCCAAATCCTTCTGCTTTAAATTTAACCTCTTCTAATGGAGGAATTACAATTACACCACTTGCTGGAGAAATGGATATTCTTATGACTTCCGCACAAACAGGGGCTCTTGATCCAGGATTTTATGTTTATGATTTAGAAATCGCTCTTGGCTCAGTTGTTACAAGAATAATACAAGGACAGATCACAGTATCTGCACAGGTGACTCAATAATGGCTGCTAATAAAGTTATAGTAAATACAAGCACTAATCAAGTAACAGTTCTTGATGGACCAGAAGGTCAAACAGGCCCAACTGGTGCCACAGGTGCCACAGGCCCTACAGGAGTTACAGGTATAACAGGCCCTACAGGTCCAACAGGACCAACAGGATCTACTGGACCCACAGGACTCACAGGAGTAACTGGAAACACTGGACCAACTGGTCCTACTGGAGTTACAGGAGACGCAGGAGTTACTGGCGACACTGGTCCTACAGGTGTAACTGGCGACACAGGTCCTACAGGACCAACTGGAGTTACTGGTGATGCAGGTGTGACTGGTGATACTGGACCAACAGGTCCCACAGGAGTTACTGGAGACACTGGTCCAACAGGACCAACTGGCGTTACAGGAAACACTGGCCCTACAGGTGTAACAGGAAATATTGGTCCTACAGGACCCACAGGAGTAACAGGTGATACTGGACCTACAGGTCCAACAGGAGTCACTGGAGATACAGGAGCAACTGGCGTAACTGGAGACACAGGTCCCACAGGACCTACAGGTGTAACAGGAGACGCAGGAGTTACAGGTGTTACAGGAGACACAGGTCCAACTGGACCTACAGGAGTCACTGGTGATACAGGTCCTACTGGTCCTACAGGAGATATTGGTCCAACAGGACAGACTGGCCCTACAGGAGCCACAGGTGCTGACGGTGGATCAGTAAACTATTATGACTACCAAGCAAAGACCACAATAACAACAGGAGATCCTGGTAATGGACATGTTATTTGGAACAATGCAACACAAGTTTCTGCAACACAAATCAATGTGAGCCACATAAATCAAGACGGTATTGATATTGATATCTTCTTAGCATTGCTAAAGACAAACGACATTATAGTTTTGCAAGATGCAAATGACTCTAATAACTATCAGCAGTGGACTATCTCTGCAACACCAATTCCTCAAACAGGATACTTTGAATTACCTGTAACACTGAATACATCAGGTGGAACTGGTACAACTAACTTTTCTAACAATCACAACTTAATATTTGTAGTAACTGCAGCAGGAGTCGTTGGACCAACAGGTGCCACAGGTCCCATTGGTGCAACTGGAAGTACAGGACCTACAGGAGTAACTGGAGACACTGGGCCTACTGGCCCAACAGGTGTTACAGGTAATACTGGTCCCACAGGACCAACTGGTGTTACTGGCGATACTGGACCAACTGGTGTAACTGGTGATACAGGCCCTACAGGGCCTACTGGTGTCACAGGAGATACTGGTCCTACTGGCGTTACTGGTGTTACTGGAGATATTGGACCAACAGGTCCAGCAGGTGCTACAGGAGTTACAGGACCCGTTGGTGCAACAGGTTCTACTGGTCCACAAGGAGTCACTGGTGTAACTGGAGACACTGGGCCCACAGGCCCTACAGGTGTAACTGGTGATGCTGGAGTAACTGGAGACACTGGACCTACAGGTCCTACAGGTGTAACTGGTGATACAGGACCCACAGGTGTTACAGGAGATACTGGACCTACAGGTCCCACAGGCGTAACTGGTAATACAGGCCCTACAGGGCCAACTGGTGTCACAGGTAATACTGGTGCAACAGGAGTTACTGGTGATACTGGTCAAACAGGACCAACAGGAGTTACAGGAGACACTGGACCTACAGGTCCAACAGGAGTCACTGGAGATACTGGTCCTACAGGACCAACAGGTCCTCAAGGAGTAACTGGTGATACTGGTGCTACAGGACCTACAGGCGTAGGCACAACTGGTGCTACAGGACCCACAGGAGCGACGGGACCTGGAGGATCTGACTTAACAGCAGGACCAATCAGATCTACAGCAGGAACATCATCTATATTCTCACAAACAGGTTCAGGCGACACATTTGTAATGAGTGCTGGAAACCCAGTAGTTACAAGCGGAATGACTATTGACGGAATTGATATTAATAACGGAACTGGTTCAGGATTTGGTAACTTTGCATTTGGTAATGCAGGAAACCTTTCAAATCTAACTACAGGTGATCAGAACACAGCAATTGGTTCAAGAGGACAGGTAGACACAACAACTGGAAGAAACAATGTCAGTATTGGTGCAGATGTTCTAAGATACAATATTACTGGTAGTGACAATGTTGCTATAGGAAACTTCTCTCTTGGTGCTAATACATCAGGAAACATCAATGTTGCTATTGGTGGTAATATGAATAATTTAACAACAGGTAGTGGCAATGTTGGTATTGGTTCAGGAGCACTTTTTGATATTACAACCGTTTCAAATTTAG